GAATAAGGCAAGTTCCGCGAGTGGAATAACCACTCAGTGACCTCGAAGAGATCTTCCGTAAACGGAAACACGCACGACCGTAAGTCGTCACGGACCGAACGGAAGAGTTGGATCGCTTCAGCAAGGGGACGCTTGACAGGCTTGGCCGAAGGCCAAAGACCGACAAGCCGCGCACGTTCACGCTGGATTCTCTTGCCAACAACCTCGAGAGACGGATATCCTCCGCTCTCGGGGTCGGGTCCCAGGAAGCTCGTCATCTCATTAGAGAGACGAGCGATCCAGGCTTCTCGACTATCGTCGAGATCACCAAGAGAAACCATCCCATGCGGAAGCCCTTCACTGGCGCGATAGGACCGGACGCCCGCCCTCCGGGCTCCCTCGTCCACCAAAGTGGTACAGAGAGCACGGTGCTGACCTGGAACTGAGTCCCTCCAGACCTTCTCATAAGAGAGGGACTGTTGGGCACTCTGGCCAAACAACAGGCAGGCGAGCGAACGCCGGTGAAGGCGAGGAGCATCGATCCTGGTGGAGGTGGAGATCAAGCCACCACCACCAAGTTCACGTGGAAGGAAAGGGGGGATACCCACGCTGCGCATCCGGAATGGTAATCCAGGACGCAGAGCGCGGGACACTGCAGAGATCTTGCGTCGGGAGTGGCCGGCCTCCGCCAAGGAGGTCTCGGCCACACCCGCGACCCACCAGTCGGGAGGATCAATCCCGGCTTTCTGGTCGCCCGGACTAACCATCCCCCGAAGGGGTAGAGCATTAGCCCGGAACACAGACTTACAGTGAAGTATGGGGGTTCCCACCCTCATACGCACCCGCTTTCCATTCACGCGTTTGTTCCGGTACACGGGCACAGGCCCGGACCACAACAAACGATCTCCTCGGAATTCCCACAATTCTTCGAGGAACACAGCGCGCTTCATGGACCTGAAGTGCTTACCGGGTGAGAGCTCCATACCTATGCGAAGCATTCGCTTCTCATAGGCATCAAGAGCCTCCGGTAACGCGACACCTACTAGGTCGTCCCCGCAAATTGCGGCGGACGGCCGGTAGATGCCTTGCTGCCCCTTCGATCGCAATGATGGGAGAGGGACCGCCTCTAAGGCTGCGTCCCAACACCAACCATGGATCAGGTTGAGAAGTGCCCAGGTCGTGGGGAGCCCCATAAGGAGCCCTCTACGAGTCTGGGCAGTCTCACCGTCCGGCCAGCTAACGAGCTGAGGCTCAGTACAGAACCTCAAGCCCATTAGTTCGCAGGGTAGGAACCGCCCCGAATCTTCCAGACCCTGGACAACCGCCGAAGCGGCGTCCAAAGGAATGAGATCGGATGCGGCTCGCATATCCGACGAAACAAACTGACCGGCCTTCCCAACCAGGGCAAGCACAGCAGGGTTCTCTCGAGAGTGAGACACAGAGGCCATCGTCAGGGGCCACTTCCGCAGTCCGCGGAAGAGGCGTTCCCTGGCTAGGTGACCAAGGTAGAGACCGTGCCGCTCCATAGCGGTCACGATCCGAACCTTGGCCCCCCGCTCTTGGATCACGGCAACCCGGCCCCGTAGGGGCTGTCCCAGGTTGTCGAGACCCTCGAGGATGGCGGCACCCAAGAGCCGAGCCGAATGGGAAAGTCTTTCGACCAACCCACCGGCCAGCTCATCAGGCATCTGGGGTGCCAGCTCAGGCGCGAGAGAAACAAGCTCAGCGAGATCCGCTGCATACCCACCGTTAGCACGGCTTTTCTTGTAGGTTGCGGAAGTCCCCGTTTGGGGACGTAAGCAATCCGCAGGATCAGGCCGGCGCGGCAGGTACCGAGTCGCCCAATTGGATGCGTATCTACGAAGACTGACAAGGTCAGCTTCTGAACACACCCAATCGGAAAGAAGATCCTTCTTATGGGTCCGAAGGGCCTTCTCAACGTGGACGTCAGTGCCGCGTGGAAGCGCTCTGCCCATATAGGACAGCTGCGCCCACAGCGCTTCTTTCCGACGAACAAACTCGGGACAGGTACGGAAGAGGTGGTGTTGAGGGGGCGAACCCTCCACCCAAGCACGACGGCACTCGGAGGATAACTCCTTCACGAGCGCAATCGAGACCTCTACCCCCTGTGTGGCAGCAATTTTCACGAGCTTTCCACGAACGTGGTCACGCCAAGTGACCACCGCGCGCGGAACATTGCCGGCTCGGACAGGGAGACCGAAATAAGCTGCAAGACCAGCATCCCAGGTTGACAACACAACCTCGAGACGCTGGTTCGCCCTCGCAAGCTTATCACGGAGACCCTGCCGAACCTTCGAACGACCACCCACTGAGTCCAAGGACTCAACAAGCGGTCGGGAGCCAAACTCACCAGTAACCCCACGAAGTGGATCACTGGGAGAGGGAACGCCCTCCGACCTTGCGAACATGCGCCCCCAATCGATTC